AAACTTATAAATTTGACCTTGTATTGAAATAAATCTACTATCAGGAAACAATGAAAAGTTGGCAATACCATGATCATTGAGTAAATTTTTCGTTTTTCCCCTACTCCTAAACTTAAACCTTGATTTTATTGCTGAATTTATTTTCTTTTTAACAACAGTCATTCCGTATTTTTCAACTAAATCACGCAACTCCTTTGATTGTTTGAATAAATCATCAAATGTATTGTTGTAAATCATATTTCGCAATCCCTTTCCCGATGAGAGTGTATCTAAAACAAAACCAAACCTATCTTTTATTTTTGCAGATCCAACAAGATATTCATTTGCGATGTTGATGTTCAACCCATCAAAATCAAAGTTTTTAATCCCTAAATCATTGGCAATCTTTTGCGCTTGTGCTTTGCTTTTTGCTTTGAATGCTGAATAATCAATCGCAGATGTTGATGCTTGTGTTGCTTGTGTTGCAAATGATTGTGTTGCTGCAACTGATTCCGTTCCCGACAATACTGGTTGCACCGCACCAATACCAAATCCAATACTTTCAAACTCACCAATTGCTTGTGCCTCATCCATTGGGAATGGAAACACGCTGCATCTACAATTCACAACATTTCCCGCTCGTGCGCCCAATGATGAATCCGCAGGATGTCGCATTTGCTCACCTTGAACATTGAATGTTTCCTCAAATTTAACTTGAACACCATTCATCACAACGTGATCAAAATCATTTGGAGGAATGGAGCGTGTCCGCCCATCATTGCCTGAAACCCATTGTTTCATCATTTGTTGTGCGGGAAATATAGTTGTTGCGGATTGCAATGTGCCATAATTCGCAGCATTGGTTGTTTCAGTACGCACCAATCGGAGTGCTTGATTCCTTGAATATAGATTTGTTTGGCGCAATATCACATCACGCTTTTGTCTTGCTCCGAGTGCTGCAAATGCAGGATCGTTCATGTTGGCACGTAATATCCTCTGCATTGTTGTGAGCGCAGTTCCTTGCACAAGTTTTATTTTTGCACCTGCATTTTGTTGAGCGAATTGTCCGAATAGGTTTTGCCATTCCGATTGAAATTGATTTGGGTTAATTCCTTTTTTTAAAAATTTGTCAAAGTTCCTTGCATACCAATTGGCAAACCTCATTCCAGTTTGCACATAAAGTTGCTGATATATTTTTTTGAAACCCTCCGCTTTGAATATCCCTTGCACATCAATTGTGCCTTGTTGCAGAAACGCATCAACACCCTTTTCATATTCCGATTGATAAAACCTTTGCACCGATCCGATGATTGCCTTTTCCGCTTTACGCATTTCGTTTTCAAATGCACCTTGCCAATTGGCTTTCACTTGTTTTGAAAGGATGCCATTCTTTTGTGTTGGCATTTTATTTATTATTTTCTTTGATTCATCAGATACCATTTGTTTATTGTGTATCCAATTGATATCAATAAAACCGCTATTTTCAAAAATAATTCCAGTTCAGTTAAAGACAAAGCAAATGCGCTTATATTCAATCCGTATATTTTTAAATCAGTTAAATTCATTTTTAAATCATCTTTTTTTGCCTTGACCTCGGTTTTTCTTTTTATATCCGTTTTGCCCATTTGATGCGTTTTTTGAATGCACTCCTTTGCGTTTCTTTTTTGGCTTTTCAAAGAATACATCAATTATTTTCATTTTAGCCATTGCGCAGTTCCTCCATTTTTTCGATTGCCCAATCTACACCTGCAGTGCCACCCCATAAATTCCAAGCAACGAATCCACGATCCTTCCATGGCTCATCTTTGTACTCATCTGCAATGGTTGCATTGTCACGATGCCTGTTGAATTGTGCCATCCTTGAAACTACATCAGCACTGATGGCTTCACGCTTTGCAAGTTGATTGGCACGTTGCCATCCCACTTCAGTTCCGCCCTTTACAACATCCCTTCCATACTTTTCCCGCCATTCAATCATTCGCTTTGCGTTGTTGGTTGCGGTTTGTGGATAATCATCATATATTTCCGCTTTGCTTTCCTCCATTGCTGCAATGGCATCCTCATATTCCTGATGCGTTGCAAATGGCATATATACAACCTCATCATTCAATTCAATTTCGTGATACCCATCACCACCCAATTCAATAGCACGTGCAACCGCTTCATCCTCCGTTGTGTACACATCCGCCATTCCATCAACTTCGGCTTTTGATGTTGTGATGATATCAGTATTCAACACATCGGATTTCACTTGTATATTCCAAAGTGCCTCTTTGATTAGTTGCTTTTCTTCATCAATATCCATTTCATCAATCGGATCAGGAATTGGCATTTCATTTATTTCAATAGGAATAAGGTTTGCAGGAATATAATAATTATCAAGCGCAATGTTTTCATCATCAACACCATAATTCATCACCCTTCTTTTTTCGTTTGGAGTAACCCACCACGCTTTTGAAAGTTGATCAACAACCTTTTCGTTTTCCTCTTGCAATTCTGGTATTGCGGAATAATCAAAATCAATGAATAGTTTTTCACCATACATTGGTGCCAACCATCGATTCAATTCATCACGTATCTTGTTGAGTTCAGGAATAACCGCATTTTGATACAATGCTTTTTTTGCCTCCTTCATATTGTTGTAGGTTGCAGATTCCGTATTGTTCAACAATTGTACTGGCACTGAATAAATGTTGCACAAATCCTTGATGGATGCGTTGTATTGCTCAATGAGTGAAACATCCGCAGCATTCAATCCAAAGTTTACCCAACTCAATTTTTTAGGAGTGATGATCACATCACCCGCATTGTCCGATCCTTGAAAGTTTTTGCGGAACTTATCTTTTAATTGTTGCGCTTGTACTTCATTCAAATCCCCTTCATCACTTGTAAGGATACCACGTGCGGTTTGGTTTTGTAAGTATTTTACACCTGTTTGCACCGCTTCATTGTTCGTTGTAAGCGAACGCAATCCCGCCCTCAATGGTGATTGCCCGTACAAATGTGATCCCGTTCCATCATAATATGGATTGAAATCCTTGATGTGCAATATATCCTCCGCAGGAATATCATAAGCACCTTGATATTCAATACGATAATTTTTAACGGGTTGCATAATGCCTCCAGATACAATTTCCATAATTTGTGAAGGCATCACATAAAGTTCTTTATACTTTCCTTTATTCATTCCTGTTTCAGGTGCAATCCCATAAATATATCGGTTGCCTGTTAATTTCCCAAAAGCAATGAGTTCACTGATCCAACTTGAATATGATTGCGCTGCATTTGGTCGCTCCAATAGCTGATGAAGTTCAGTGCCTTGCAATTCAACCATTGCATTTTTGCGGATAAGATTTGCTTTCAATAGCGATTGCGCATCCACTGATCCACTTGTGAGCGACTTGTATCGCTTCACTTCGTTTTCGTTTACCTTTTCATATATCTGAAATGGAATTGTTGTTGCAGCATTTGTGATGAGATTAACAAGTGAATAGATGGTTGCATTCCTGCGGTATCCATCCCGAATGTATGTATCATCATTTTCAGGATTCCAAACAATGGATTCACCCAAAAATTGATAAATTGCTTTATTGTATTGCGCTGCGGTTTGTTGTGCGTTTTTGGTAATAAGATTCCTAAATCGATCCAGTACTGATGCCATCAATCAAAATTTTATCCAAAAATACAAATTTTAAATCACAAAGAAATCATTGCGATTTTTATAACGTGAATAGGTTGCGTATCTTAATGCATCCATAAGGTGATTGTACTTATCAATTGGTTTGTTTATGATTGTGCCATCCTTTAATTCCTCCCAAAAATACATCTGTTGCTCCTTTTGCAGATTCTTTGATTCGCTTGAAACAATCACATCAAACTCCTTGATGAGTGAAATCCCCGCATTGATTGATCCCGCACCTTTTATTGCTGCCTTTGCTAAGCAATCCATTTGGCGCAATTCCTCAATTGATTTTGGCTCAGCACTATCGCAATACGTTAGTAGTTGATTTTTGCCCTCACGTTTTAAGAATTCAGCAATATCACGATTTGTCATTCCTTTGGCATACAACAACTCATGCACATAAAGTTTATCATTCTTTTTTGCCACCATAAGGATCGCAGTTTGGTCGTTTGAAAATCCGAAATCACATCCAAGATGCCAATCCAATTCGGGAAACTCCTTGAGCGGAATATATTCCCAGTTTTGAAATATTTGCCTATTGGAAAAAACCGCACGTTGCCCTTCACCATACACCCTCCAATAATCGGGATCACGATCTTTGATGCGCTCAATTTCATTCACCAATTCAGATGGCAAAAATTGGTTATCCTTGTAAGTTGTAACCGAAAGGAAACAATCATCACGTTCAATGATTTCCTCATATATCCAATGCACTGGATCGGATGGATTGAAGTCAATTAGTATTTCCTCCGTTGTACGCATATTCAACTGATTGAAATCCTCCCAATGCAATTCATTGCCCTCATTCAAGAAACAATGCGTTCTTTTGCGCCCTCTTATCTTTTGGCTATCATCAACGCTCAAGAATTCAACCAAATGATTTTTGTATTGGAATGTATTTTCTGATTTGTTGTGATTGCCTTGATAGTACAACCCTAAGTTTTCAAGCAGCAAGATGAAGTCACGTTGCACCGATCCTTTCAATGCAGGAAGCGTTTTACGCACGATTGAAATCACCAATGAATCTTTGCGTGTTGTTAGCAAATAGATGAGGTATTGGCACAAGGCATACGTTTTCCCGCTCCTTGTTCCGCCTTGAAATACTTTGATCCGTTCCTTTGCCTCAATGGCTTGATAAAACTGGATGTTGCAATATTCCTTTACTTTTCTTTTTTCGATGGATGCCATTCAATGATTTTGCTTTCCACTTCACCATCAACCTTGATTTCACTGCGCTCAATGTATCCACGCTTTTTCCCTTTGGTTTTCAATAGGAAAATTGTTGCGGTTGTATTGCCATCCTTGATTTGCTTGTGAAGTTGTGATTCCGCAAAGTCAAGTGTGATATCTTGAAGATCCTCAACCATTTGTTTGTACTTTTCATCTGCCTTTAACCAATTGTAATGCGTTTGCCTATCAATGCCCACAGTTTTACAAGCGGTTGTAACAACGCAAAGGGATTTTTCCAATGCAGCTATCATTGCTTTTTTTAGTGTCGAATTTTGCTTATTTGCCATGATACAAAAATATAAAAAAAAAGCCACCCGAATGGATGGCTATTGTTTTGAGTTGGTTTTGATTAAAATGATGGATCATAATACTTTTCCATAACTCCAAAGATGATTGATATTGGATTGAAATTTTTGTATTGCTTTGTCAATCCATCAATCAATTTTAATTGTCTTGCATGATAATCATCTTCAGATGTGCGTATTTCATCATAAGTCAATCCCCGTTCATTTAATAGAATATCAAACCAACCCCATCCGTATTTTTTATCATACGATTTTGCCAATGATTTGATGATTTCGGTTGTGAAATAAACTTCACCCCATTTTTGTTTTTTAGAGTTCCACTCCAAATTTTTAGTGTGATTTTCAGGGTTTGATTTATATGTGTATTTTTCATCACCATATCCCGATCCAACAAATGTTGCATCCATTTCACGAATTACACAAGAGTTTCCATCATTTAAAACTTCAATCACTTCGTATGCGTGGCGATCTGAATACATCAAAATTGTTGCACCCTTGCCAACTACTGGAGTTG